GTTGTGACTAGGTTTGTTACTACTTACAGATTGTTACTTTTCGGCGTTTGAAACCTGGGTGGGTTTGACGGTACTCGACACATCCGTGACTGCTAAGGTTGTCGATCGTTAGGATTGCATTTTCTGAGACGGTATACGAATCGGCATCGGTTGCTGTAAAGGCTTTCTTAAACAGTTTGACCATAACGGTGACGGGTGGGCCACACGTTTTGGGACTGCAAGAAACCCGAGCAAGCCGTGTACCATCGTCGTCAGCAGGAAAGTACGTCCATCCTTTTGGACCGGAGGGGTGCAATTGGACGGTGCCGTACACGAATTTGACTTGGGTGATACCAGCGGGTGGGTCTTCAAGTAGTTCGTTGATTCTACCGATCGAGTGACTGTAGTCAGGCAGGGTGTTGAGTTGGTCGTTGAACCAGGAGAGCAAGGCGTCAGGTGTTTTCATCTTAGCGGTACGATTACGAATGGAAATTTTAAAACGGTCGCGGGCTAATGTCAATGAAACACGCCAACGAGCTGTCGGCGACGTTCTGCTTGATGAGCAGGACACCGTTTGGCATAGTTGTCGTGACAAGGAGTGAATACCTGATGCTTTTAGTATCAAGTGGGGTAGATGTATTCGCTTCGATTGTGCAGAGTCGATGCGCGAGATCTGCCTCAAGGTAGGGTGGATCTGATACTGCATTGAATGAAAACGACGGGCCAACTGAGGAGCCGATGAAGTCGATGTTGATTGAACGTTGTCCTGGGCTTGCGAAGACAATGTAGCATTGGCCATCGACATTACCGGCCCCACCCATAGACGAGGCCGAGGTGTCGGAAATGTAACCGACTAGGCCAAGGTGTCGGGAGTCAGGTGCAACGCTCCCGGGGACGGGTGAGTATGGTACGTGTGGCGAGTCCGGCATGCGGAGCCAATCAGCGTAGCCAGTCCCAATGGTCGCAACAGGAGCTTCTGGCATGATCGGAGCAGTCATGTTCGGCCAGATAGTTTGCCACGTCCCAGGGTTGGGCATGTGGCCCACAGTGAGCGGGTCTTCGGTTTTCCGAGGCTCACGTGGAACGCGAAGTAGGATATCGTATCTAGCTACCAGCCTCCCCAAGGATTTGTTGGCTGCTATGGCGGGCAGCCCCTTGGTTGCAACGGTGACGACACCGTGGTCATAGAGGTTTGGCGGGCCTTCTGCGCCTGGGTTGCGGATGTACAAGGAGCTCGAGTTCTGCAGCTCCGGATCACACTCGATGCCATGGTGGAGGTCTTGGGACGGATTACCGTTCGTCGACCATGCTCCGTTCTGGCATTGCGAGATTTCAGTGTATCCAGCCATGTTGGCATTGTACTGGGTGCCAATCGACAATTCTCCCAAGGCCAACTCCTGCGCGTAGTTCGAGGAGGTTGACTCGTAGCTGATGACCATGCCGACTATCATGTATTCAGAATACATGGCAGCGGCACGGGATAGCCATGGGAAAGTGTGAGTGTCTGCAACCTGTAGGCGGAATTCCTGCTTCGAGAACTGGGTCGGGTCCTCGGGACCGATAACGTGACCGATGACTTCACGTTTCTGCATCCGCACAGCTGAGGTGCCAATATCGGCAAAAGAGGCTTGATGCAATGGATGTATCTTCGCCCCCTGTGCTTTCATCAGGCTATTGAACTTTACCTCATAATCACCGATGCCGGTGAGATGTGCGAACGCTCTTCCGAGGTCTGGCCGTCCGAAGATCGAGCCAACAGCCTCAGCGGTGCCTTTAGGCACGTGAGTCTGTAGCGCTTTGACTGCGGTACGGCCGAACTGCATGACTGACCCAAGGTGCTGCTGCCAGCGCCGTTTCTTCTCCTCCTTGGGCAAATCCTTGATTTTACTCTTCGCCATGAATTGTTGCTTTGTAAGCTTGGCGGACATTTTAGTCGCTTGTGGGATCGGGGGAAGGTGATATTTCACAACTTCATCCCCCCACGCCACCACCGCGGGGTACGATTTTTAGTATAACGCCAGGTTTCGTGAAACTAGCGTGCCCGAGGCCTACCGGGACCGTGGTACATGTACAGAGCCCTTTGCGATTTTCGCAATCTGATTCCGGATTTTACGCTTTTCGCGTTGCACATTTTCCGGGTCGGTATCTACAATTTTGGCGGCACGGTAATCTTCCAGTAGGCCGAGTTCTTCGAGGTGGTCCAAGAATTTCTTGTGCTTGTCAGCACTTTGTTTGTGCTTGTTTTTCTTGGGCGCTGGTGGGGCTCCATTCTTGCGAGGATGGAAGGGTAATTTGACCTTCTCAACCTCTTTGACAATCACTTTTTCAGCGAACTTTACCTTGTTCTTCAAACAACTCTTCTTCGCCTGATTGGGCGGGTGGTACTCGATCATATGCCTGTCTTCTTTCACACCAGACATAGCGATGGTGACTGGCGCTACTGCCTCCATCAATCCGTCGTCGTACTCGGGATGTTCCCAGAGTGTCGGACACGGTCCTTCGCCGTGCTCAAGCCATTCGTTGAAGGTGCTCCAGTCGAAACCGGGCATTTGTTCTTCAAACAGCTCCATAAAATCGCCAGGTTCGTTGTGGAACGTTTCCTGAGTTTTCAGAGCTGTGATGGCAAAGTATGGATGGAGTCCAGGGTATTTGAGTACCTTGGTTTTGAGGTTTTGAATGCTGTTCGCTTGCTTCTTTCCAGCCTCTTCAAGTATCTTCTTGGACCAAGGCCCGAAGAAGTCGCTATGCCTGTCCGTGACCTGAAGGCAGATGGCTTTCATGATCATGGTTTCTTCAGCGGTGAACTCGCCCTCGATGTTGAGGAGCGTTGTGTGAAGCTTTGAAGCTGTTCGGAGCGGTGACTGAATGCTGGAGGTGCTGCCACCAATGGGGTCGAAGTAGTCGCGTCCAAGGAAAGGAATGTATTTACAGCGGACCGTGATCTTGGCAAGGAAGCCAAGAGCCTCGGCGGCTTGGATGCAACATTCGGGAGGTAGGTCGGCAGTGATTCCGTCGTCTCCGGAGTATATGCCGAGGCCGTTCCACGCATCGAGTGGTAGTCGACCCGAGAGGCGTAGAGCGACGTAGGCGAACAACCCTGTAAGTGGTGTGTTGCCTAGTGTAGTGAATGAACTTCCGCTTCCCCTCGAGCCTTCGAACTCGTGGGCCTCAAGTTGTGTTCCGGGGTCGCCGTACAATACCCGCCCGTAGTAGTCTGTGTAATGCCAGTCCTGAATAAGGGCATGCCACATGAGGTCAAAGAGTTGCAAGAGTAGCAGCAGTTCGACGCACCTTTTGTTCTCATCGATGGTGGCGTCTTGTGCGCTGAAGTCTGATCCGGTTACACTTTTCTTACCGAAGCAGACCCTTACAACTGCTTGAGTTGTCTCTGCGGGGTTGAGACCACAAGCCATCCATGGGCAGGCCTTCATGGCAGCCGCGTAAGCTAATGCGATACGGCCACCGAGAGCCTGTGATTCCGGGGGATACGTACAAATCCCACGGCCGGCTTTTGTTGGGTCGGAAAGTACTTCGCGCTTCATGAAGCCCCGTCGATCATCATAGTTGTGGATGTCGTAGACTGGTAGGACTTCTTGGAACTTGCCTAGCTGGTTCTTGTTGCGCGATTCTTCATACTCCTCTTCGCTGATGGGCTCCAGAAACCCTTCTGAGCCCCCGATTTCCTTCCGTATGTGCATTGCGAATTCGCGAATGTACTCGGATATCTGCGGGGTGAA